TATTGCCATCGGGTATCGGTGCTGGAGACCCACCGGGGGGATTCGGTGATCGTCATCATTCACAACGAAAGGAATGTCTGATGGTTACCTACCAGCAAAAACAGATGGTCGAGAAGTTCCAATTCAACGGTGACTTCTTCGCATACGCCCTCTGGATGCTCCAACAGAAACCAGAGGAGAGGCAGGCGATTCAGGACTACTGGTTCTGGTTGCTATCGGTCAAGGAAGATGCAAGGGGACTGCAATGAACTGGATAAGAAACTTCTTGTGGTGCGATACATGGTCTGAGTTCTTCAAGACCTTCGGGATCAGCATTGGTTTACTGTTTTTCTTTTGGGTGTTTATCTGGGCGATGTATTTATTTTTCGGAGATCTGTGATGCGAAACTTTACTGAGGAAACCAAGGCCCGATATCTGGAGATCTATACACTACGTTTAAACGGTATGACCTACCAGGGTATCGCAGACAAGTATGGGTTCACACGAGCGAGAGCGTTTGCGATTTGTAAGATTGCGAGGCAGTTTTTATTGCCGCCCGAGCAAGCCTCAGTTCAGCAATAGTGTTGTTGATCTCATCGATGGCCTCCTCGGTCTTGTGGTCGAGGAGGTTATCTTCGATGGAACGGATCTTCTGCTTCGAACGGATTATGTGCAACGCATAGTCGATTTCAAAAATCATCTTGAACTTCCTTATAGGTTCCGGTTTCTCTTTGGAATTGCAACTTCATCTCGCCCTGCGTTCCAACCCAACGATATCTGCATTTCCAGATCACGATCTCGGTATGGAACTCCTGGCGGTGAACGGTTAGGCCTACGTCTGCCTTGGCCCACCATGCCATCGATCCAGAGATAGACATTCCATCTGGCCTTGGCAGTTCATTGCCTGATCTCTGCATCTTGGCGGGGTGAGCAACGAACCAGACGTGTACGCCGTAAGCCTTGGCAAATGCCTGGATCTTGGTAAGCATATTACTGATCGACTCGGTCTCGGTCGTGTCCCGGCTGGTCTCGATGTAGTTGTATGGATCGATGACCGCCCCCCGGATTCCTGTTCTGGATACCGCCACCTTGAGGCGGGAGAGAATGCTATCGATGGTGGCGGGTTCGGCTGACTCGGAGGTGAGAAACGAGAAGTGATCGTCTACCCATTTAAACGCATCCTTCCTTTCGTCGTCCGACATTCGATTGTCGCCATTGAAGAATCGTTTCTCTTTGTAGATCTCCATCAATCTGGAGATATGGATCTCGGGTGCGTTCTCAAACGAGCAGAGGGCAAACTTCCAATCCTCTTGCCTGCCCAGGTTTACCATCAATTGATCCACAAAGTTTGATTTGCCGCCCGATGGATATCCTGTCACCACGGTCATCTGTCCCGGAACCACGGTGTAGATCATGTCGAGGTTAGAGAATCCCGTTGAGGCTCCTTTCCCGGTTCCCTTGAACCATAGATCGTTTAAACGCTCTTCAAAGTCGGCAGCGGGGGAGAGACCTGCAACTGGATAGGGGGAGGCTTCGGCGATGATCCTTTGAACCGCCTCGCTGCCATCCTTCAGAAACACTTCGTTTAAATCCTTGTGCGTCAGCTTCACAAGCTTGCACTTGTCCTTACCGATCCTTCGGGCCAGTTCTTCTGCCAGTGCCTGCCCAGGCACGTCGTTGTCTGTGGCGATGATGACCGAGGGGACGGCTTCAATAATGTCGTTGGCATTCCAGATGAAAGAGAACCGCCTGTCCTCTGATGGGTGTACCTTGCCCTCAGAGACCTTCAGAGGCGCTCCACCAGGAACGGATACCGCATTGGGTATCCCGCACTCGATGAGGGTTAGGGCGTCTATCTCGCCCTCCACGATGATCAGTGGCAGAGAGGTGTCTACGTTGTCGATCCCGAACAGATCATGTGCCCCGCCACCATCCTGGATGAAGTCTTTGTCTTCGATGCTTCGGTACTTCGCCGCCGTTAAAGCACCACCCCGGTAGTATGGGAAACCTACCGCCTGGGTCTTGCGGTTTAAACGAGCAAACCATTTCTCGGCGGAGAATAGTTTCATTCGGTCGGCGGTCTCCTGACTGATGCCTCGGGTCTTGAGGTATGCGTAGTGAGGATCAGAGAGGGGGGACTGTGTGATGGTTGGGGCAGGAACGGCTGACAATTTCTTCTCCTGTTGAACGCCAGAGGCACCGCAGTGATGGCAGTGATAAGTGGTTGCACCGTCAGGCTTTCGAGTGACGGACAGATCTTTGGATTTGGATTTCTTGCGAGAGGGGGAACAGAAGGGACAGGTCAGACGGACGGTCTGACCATAGTTGACATACGGTAATTCCATTGAGCCTCCTTGAAATTGACACTAGTTTTTCTTGTTATCTTTTCTGTTAGAAGAGCGGGAGCGCAATCGGAGGTTTCCCTTGGTTGACTTCCCGCCCTTTGAGATTGGGTTCTTGTGGTCTATGTCTTTGTTCTCCCTCATGTCGGCCTTCCCATTCTTGTTTTTGTCTGCGCCGTTCTTGTCCAGCATCCTTCTGGCCTTCTGTCTTTCCAGTTGGCCTTCGGTGTCTCCCCTCTTCTTCTGGAGTTCGTACTCTCGTTTCCAGTCTCTCATTGTTTAAACCTTTTTGTAGAACTTCTTCTCCCACCGCCGGTGTCTGAGGTATGGAATCCAAATGTACGGAAAGAGGATCGATACACGCAGGATAGCCCAATTGATGAAAGCCCATGGTTGTTTCAACGGACGCATGAGATCTAGAAACAGTACCGCCCGGATCTCATCGGTTGTGTTGACGGCTATGTGTTCATAGGTGTCATCGAACAAAACAACCTTGCCTTCTTGCCAGTGATATTCTTCACCGCCGTTGACCAAAACGCAATCGTTTTTCCCTGGTATTACTACCCCCAGATGCATACGGAGAATCCCTGACCAAGGCCCGTTGTGGGGCATCAGCATCTTCTTTGGGCCTAGCACCGAGATGTACGCAGAGATGACGTACTTATGCCTGTTGAGGATCTTGAAGGTCTCGGGTGCGAACTCTTGGTTCCTACCGAAATTAACCCCGGCGGCTTTGAAGAAGAACATCCTCCAGCGGTCATCATTGGAGATGTATACCTGATCCGGGGATATGTCTTGGAAGTTTGCAAACTCGTCGTATCTCTGGAGGATCGCCTTGAGTTCTTTCTGGATTACAGGGAAGTTGTCTTCCAGTTCCTTGGCTACAGGAAAGGAGTACGGATCAAAGAACTTCTTGTCTCCAAGAAGACATTGTTCATGGAATTTCTTCCTTAGGAGTTTCTCAATAAACAGGGTACTGATCTTGAGTTCCATCAATCTTTCGGCTTCACAATAGACTTACAAGATTTTTGTTTACTTGTTATGTATTAGATACATGAGGATTAAATACATCCAAGTAAACAACCTTCTCCTTTGGTGGACAAGACTCAGGCATCCCTACTTAAGAAAGTAGGTTCCTTTACGAGTCTTCTCCTTCGGAGCCACTCGACTCGCCAGCCTTGCCGATCTGTAGGGTGCTGACTTCGCCGCCCTATCGCCGTCCTTCCCGATCAATCCCCCCGGTCGGCTCTTTGATCATGCCGCCGGTGTTTACCCTCCCCAGCATGATCGCAGTCAGCGTACCAAAAGAAAAAGCCCACATAGGTTCTAGAGCGTGGCTCTTGGCATGAGCAAAATAGGAACAAATGAGGCGTCAAGCCGAAACTCATCAGTTACTACTCTACACACGCCCTAGACCTATATGGGCTTCCTGATGCTTGTCGCTTTTGTTCCAACGGTTGCCACACCGCTGACGGAAGAAAGGATAGCACCGGTTGAATCAGAAACGCAAGGGGGGGGTCGGTTTCATTTGCACCATGAAGGAGATACAGGCTATTTAGAGTCGCCGAGCCGACTACCGACCCCCAGCCCATCCTATCAAAACTGCAAAAAAAAAAGGGCCAAACTTGTTGGCCCGTTTACACTGAGTAAACCAAAGGAGGCCCACCTGTCTAGGAGTGAGCGGTACCAATATCCCATGCCTTGACAGAAAAATCAACGACTTGATATAGTACGAACATCGGCAAAGAATTGAGCCTCCGAGCCGATAGATCTTCCCCCAAGATCGGTAATGCCACCTCAAGCGGGTGGCATTATTTTTTCTACCGTTATCTCAGCCCTAGGATTATCCCTGTCAACCCCTCCCCAGTAGATGTGCTTCTCTTTTACCTGGCGGTCATTCTCATAGGCCACCCCCTGTAAACAGTCCAAGATGACGCTCTCGTCCAGGTCTGGTCTTCTGGAGGCATACCAGATGGTGATGGTGACCTTCACGTCCTCTGTCCATACCTCCCGGCTACCCGCCAATTGCACCTGGGTCTGCTTCTGAAAGGCCTTCGCATAGTTCAACGCCTTCTCAGATTTGATGCTTCGGTACAAACCCTTAATGAGAACGATTCGGCGGGAATTGGCCTTGGAGGCTGGTTCCCCATACACTAAAAATGTTTGCTTTGTTCGCATAGTTGTGCTATTGTTCTTTCTCAGGAGGTTCAAACCATGAAGATAACAAATAAGTTCGGGGTACCCCAAACCCTGATGTCTCTAGCCAACAGGAATTACTACTCAAAGGGCAAGGCGGACTACTCGGTCACCGAGATCATCTCCAGTCCTCGTATAAAGCGCCTACAAGCCGCCCACTGGGAGGAGATGGAGCAGGATGTCGCCGATATGCTTTGGAGCCTTATGGGGTCTGCTCTGCACGTTGTAGCGGAGCGGGGGCAGACAGAGAACCATGTGACCGAGGAGCGGTTAACGGTTGAGATCGAGAACGTCACCCTGTCTGGGGCGATTGATCTTCAGCACATAGTTGACGGGGTATGCGAGATCACCGATTACAAGTTCACCTCGGTCTGGTCAATTATGAATGACAAGCCCGATTGGGTTACCCAACAGAACATCTATGCCTGGATGGTTCACAAGGTTAAGGGGATGGACGTTAGGGCGGTAAGGATCTGTGCCCTCCTGCGGGACTGGAACCGCCGGGATGTGGTCAAGGAAGGTTACCCCCAGGCACCCATACAGGTAGTGGATCTCCCCCTGTGGGAGTTTGATAAGACCGAGCAATACATCCGGGAAAGGATAGGCCTGCATCAGAAGGCCAAGTTCCTGGCAGACATGGAGGAGGAACTCCCCCTGTGTACAGATGAAGACAGGTGGATAAGAGGAGACAAGTTTGCAGTGAAGAGGGAAGGCAGAAAGACCGCCATCCGAGTGTTTGAAACCAAAGAAGAAGCCGATGAGTTAGCCAAAAAGGAGAATGGGTATGTCGAGTTTAGAAGAGGTGAACCAATTAGATGCTCTGGGAACTACTGTTCTGTTGCACAGTGGTGTAGCCAGTATCAGCAAGAAATTAGTGGCGGTGATGAAGGAGGTGGGGTACGTCCAGAAGGCGGGGCATAACGACTTCCAGAATTACAAGTACGCCACAGAGGCAGACGCCATCAAGGCGATCCGCCCTGCAATGCTCAACCATGGCCTGTGCATGATCCCTTCAGTGGAATCTGTCAACCAAGATGAGTACGGCAATACCAACGTCATCATGCTTTACCGGATCTTTGACGAGGAAGGCAACTTCCTGTCCTTCAGAGCCGCCGGTTCAGGCAATGACAAGAACTCCAAGGGGGTTGGAGACAAGGGCATCTATAAAGCCCTTACAGGGGCTTCTAAGTACGCCCTACTGAAGACCTTCCTGATGGAGACCGGAGACGATCCAGAGGTTCCTAGCGAGCAGGATAAGCCGTTTAAACAGGAACCTAAGGCAGAGCCAAAGGTTGAGAAGCAGGAACCAAAGCAGGAGCCTCAGGAAGACCAAGAACTGTCGGATGTAAGGCAGGCCTTTGTGAAGATGATGAAGGAGTGCGTGGATTCTTGCACCAAAGAGGTTGAGGTAGTTGAGTTGTGGAACGCTAACAAGACGGAATTGGACAACATCAAGTCCAAAAACAAGGAGGTTCATAAGGATCTTGTGAACTATTTCAAAAACAGAAAAGAAGCGATAAAGGGCTAAACCGATGAGCCAATTTGGAAAGGAGGTCTGGTTGTGAATCCCAACGTGGCGACAATCATTCAGAAGGCTCCGTTTAGTCCAATGAAGCACGTTTGGTTTGATCTGTCAGATGAAATGAATCTCAGGTCAAGGATGGAGGGTTGGCTAAACGGAAGAAAGGTTTCTCAGGTCATCTCGGAACACGTTGCTAATGAGATCCCTGTGCCCTTTGACAACATGGCCCTCATCCTTCCCCTTGGTTTGAGGGAGTTGGACATTGACTCAAATCCAAAGAGGTGGGTGCTGACGGTTGACAAAATGGATGATTCTTTGTTCTTTTGCTTTTGGATTGGTAGTTACACAAAACCGGTGCTGGAAGTAATTTTTAAAGACAAGCTTCTATCCAGCCCGGAGAAGGTGGAGGTTCTCAAGCAGTTTGTTGATGCAATGGAAAAAAAGAATGTAAAAGCAACGGACAGACTGATGATGATGATGCAGTTTTCTATCCCGATCTTTGCGGCGCTCTGTTATGCACCAACGAATCATTTGATTGCCAATGAGGCGTACAAATGCAAACCAAGTCCAAGCAATGCCAACAGGATCAGGAGAGGAAAGAAGCCTTTATTCGAATGGGAAACCGTTCTGATTAAGTCAACGGTTGTAGATAACAAGACTTCTCTCGGCGGAACTCATGCAAGTCCGAAGCCCCATGACCGAAGAGGGCACCAGAGAAGGTACAAAAACGGAAAGGTTGTTTACGTTCGTTCTTGCACGATCAACAAACACAAGATCAAGGATCAGGGTTTCATTCATCACGATTACCGAGTTGTTAGCTAGAAGTTTTCAATAACCAAGAAAAGGAAATGTAAACCAATGGAAGATAAAAAATATCCAAACTCAGGAGCGTTGTTCTCTTCAAAGATGAAGAAGAAACCTTCTCATCCAGACTACTACGGAAGCTTCACCCTGGACATGAGAACGGTCAAGGTGGAAGACAACATGGTGACCTTCAAGCTTTCGGGCTGGAAGAAGATTGCCAAGACAGGTTCGACTTTCTTAAGCCTTCAGGTCGATAACTACGAAGCTAAACCCAAGGAGGAAGAAAATGACCCTTTCCAGTAAACCGAAACGCAGAGGCCGTCCGCCGAAGGTTGAGACCTTTGCCAAGAACCTGGAGAAGATGGCCTACAAGCGGGAGAACGAGATCGAAGCCTTACAAAATGAGATCGAACGACTCCAGGTCAAGGTGAAGAATTACGAGCATCAAGAGATTGGTTGGAGGGCGGTAGTTTCCTATCTGGAGGACAAGCTTGGAAACGCTTAACTTTGAATCCGTCAAGATGGCATTGAAGCAAGATGCCACAGGGTTTGTGTTGACCTTGCGGATTCACCCTGACCAGATCCCCGAAAACCTCCTGCGGGACTTTGTGGGATCTCGGTACATGGTTGCCATGGTGCGTATAAACGATGACGAAGAACCGGTGCATTACAACATCTCTCGCTCTAACCGGGCGGGGATGCTTTGTAAGAATCCGGTCTTCCAGCAGTTTCTGGTTGACGCCGGTCACACAGAGATCGCTAGTCACAACGCCGCCCTGGATGCCCTGTATGAGGCCTGCGGGATCATCTCCCGGTCAGAGTTAAACGGGAACAAGGAAGCACAAGAAGCATTCGACAACCTAGTTAAGGAATACGAGGAATATGCAAAAGATACCCCCTTCTGAGCGAGTCTCACCCCTGATGGTTTATATGCCGCCAGGATTGTTAAGAGAACTAAAGATCTTCTCAAAGAAGAACCGCACCTCCGTGAGCAAGATTGTCCGGGAGGGTGTTGCCATGCGTCTGTCCGAAGGAGATCCGTACAACAACGGGTTTAACGACGGGCTGGCCTGTGCAGTCGAAACGGCAGAGAACTCCGAGAGCGGTAAGTTTCGTTTCCCGGATGGCAAGACCTTCGCAACCCATATCGCAGAAGAGCTTAAGGAGTTTAAACGATGAGAGACCTTGTGGCGGATGCCATGGAAGCTTTAAAGGAGGGTTACGGAAAGATTTACAAAGACTTAGTTGCAGATGAACTAGAAGCAAAAAAAGACAAGACCGAAGAAGAAAACCGGTTGATAGAAGAACTCAGAAACCCAAAGGAGAAGCCTGTGAACAAACTTACGATCCAACTGACCGATTCCTACTTCCTACATTTCACCGTGAGTGATTGGCAGGATAGTAAGACCTTGAAGGTCGAGTCCCAATGGACTGGTGCAAAGAATCCAGAAGACCTTCAAACGAAGGTTCAGATCACCCTGGAGAAGGACAAGCTTAACCAACTCACTTCGTTCCTTTCGAACGCCTAGGAGGTCATATGACACCGATACAAGCATTTAGGTTTATGCAGAGTAAAAGGCTAGATTTCAAAGCCTTGATGATCTTGGAACAGATGAATGGTTACCCAAGTCGAGTTCTGACAAATCAGGTGGTCATGGATTCAATGAAGGAAAAGATCTCTAGTCCAGCGACCACCTACAAGTACATCTCTAGGCTGAAGAAACACAAGTACATAAAGGACGTTCGGGTTAAGGATCAGGACGAACGGTGCCATTACATTGAGATCACTGACATAGGTAGAGAACTGATAAGAGAGTGGCTATGAGAAAAACACTTGCCGCCCTGTTGTTTTTTCCCGCCATGGCTCAGGCTGAGTTTATGTCTGGTAACAGTCTTTTGAGTGACATGAACGGTAGCGAAATGAAGAAAATGTTTGCCTTGGGGTACGTCATAGGGGTTACCGACACTTTTTCTAACGCTACGGTCTGTCCTCCTGAAAACGTTACCGCCGGTCAGGTTCAGGACATCATCAAAAAGCATCTAGAAGACAACCCATCAACACGCCATTACACCGCAGATAGCATCATTCGTAATACGCTAGAGAAGGTCTGGCCCTGCAAGTCAAGAGGGCGTGGCACATGATAACGATCAGAGAATATGCACAACAGAATAATATTTCTTTAAAGATGGCAAGGCATAGGCTTGAGAGCCAAGTAAAGCAGGGGACGATGATCAAGAAGCGTGGGCGGGAGTATATGTATTTTGAAACAACGCCCGTGACCATCAGATGGCATGACCCGTTTAACCTTGTTGAGAGGGGAATGGTATGAGGAAAGCAATAGAGAAGGCGTTGGAAGTCCTCACCAATCATGTTGAAGACCCAAGATGCCAAAAAGAGATAGACGAGGCGGTAGAAGCACTACATCAAGCATTAGCGAATCTGGAGCATAACAACGATGACAATAAATTACTCCGTAATGCAGAATTCGACAGATTGTGGTGGCGTTTGATGGTGAGAAAACCGTTGTCTAACAAAAGAAAAATATACCGAGATTAATGACCTACGCAAATTCAAAGGAGAAGAACCATGATTGATCCACACAAGCTTCAATGTTTAACCACTGCATCTTGGTTGAGGGGGTATGCAGGATCTCTGGATGAACATAAACATCCCGCCTTAATAAAAAGGTTGATGCAGGCATCTGACCTGTTAAGCAGGCAATGGGAAGAATATGCGGCAATCAATGGTTATCAACATCTGACGGAGAACAAAGATGCAGACAACACTTGAGCAACGAATACAGAACGGTACCTACTGGACTGGTGCCGCCCTTGGTGCCATGGTCATGCTGCTGGTTGTGCTGATCATTGAGCGTTTAAACACTGGGCCAGATCCAAGTGCGGTGCGTATGCCCAAAGATGTAGTCGAGGCATACCGGATGGGAATGAAGGATGCCATCAAGACTAACCCGCCCAGCCTGGAGTTAGAGCAGACCTGTATGAATATGTGGGCAGAAAGGCAACCGGTGAAAGAATGACGCACAAACCAGTGATGTTTCTTTATTCCTACCCATTGTGCTCAACCAAGAAGCAGTACAACCTCTGGAGGGATGTTGCCAAGCAATACAAGCCCAATCCAAAGAATGGGTTCTGTGAAGACTGCACCAAGGAATACCAGAAAAAAATGATTGCCGAGCAAAGATGCGAGAACCCTCATGTCTGGTTCTGCAAGGACGAGGACGGATTCGAACACGGAACGAGCAAGATTAAGGAGGAGCAATGACAGATGCGGTAAACCATCCCCCGCATTACAAGGTCGGCGGGATAGAAACGATTGACTACATGAAAGCCAAATCCACACCAGAAGAGTTTAGGGGCCACCTAAGACTAACTGTTCTGAAGTACATAAGCCGCACGGGCTACAAGGATGACGCCTTACAGGATTTGAAGAAGGCGCAATGGTATTTAAACAGGCTTATCAAAGAGCTAGAAGCATGAGAAAACAATTCTCCCAGGAGCAGTACGACCAAGACGATGCGGCTGCTAAGAAGGCGGTATGCGGATACCTGTTTAAACGATGGAAGTACATCCCGGTTGTGAATAAAGATCTTTATGGGATAGATATCATCTGTTACAAGAACGGGAAGATTGCAGGCTATGTGGAGGTTGAGAGGAGACATTCCTGGCGGGGAGAGTTTACATATCCCACCATCCATGTACCCGGAAGGAAGAGGAAGTTCTTTGAAAACCAGGAGACTACAAACCTAATCTTCAGTGTTCGGAGTGATCTGAAGAAAGCTTTCTGGATTGATGGGCGGGAGGTTCTGAACTCTCCGA